CTCAAGAACTGACTCTACTACTTTTAGGTAAATAGGGATTCCAGCATTAGCATTATAAAATGATTCAAGCCATGCTGCTCCATAATTACCGTCAGCAGTTTCTGCAGTCTTGGTTGGAAGGAAGTTCCATCTTGTTGAAATTTTATGCTTTTTTGCAATAATATATTTTCTTAAACTTCCATTAGCCATTCTTGACTGGTTTTCAATAAGCTCTGGTTCAATATCAATAGGATCACGATTATGGTCTGTAAGCTTATACCAAGTAGTACCATTTAATGAAACCTGTAGTCCCGATTGAATTGCATATGCCATTATGGTGTCACCGCATTTGTCTTGTTATTCTGTGTATTTTTTACACCAAGCTTCTTAATTACTTGGTTAGCAATATCCGCTGCATTTGCATTAGCCCCATTTACTGTCATAGTAACATTATACACTGTTCCAGAAGTTGGTGTAGTTGAAGATGGAGTATTATTAAATGTATTTGAAACTCCAGGCACTCCAGTCTGTAGTGCTGCTGCCTTTGTTAGGTCTGGGCTAAATGCTCTTAGCTGCTCTATTCCAAGCATTCCTTGACTTAATGTTGACTGGATCAATGCCTGTTGCTTAGGGTCTTTAAGCTTTGAGTTGCTAATAACCTTAAGGGCTTCCTTCATTGTAGCAAGCTTGCTATTAAAATCAATGTTCTTTGACTCAGCGTTAAAGTCTGAAACTTCCTGAATTTTTTGTTGACCAATCATTGCTGATCCAATATAATCTCCAGCAATCTTTGACTCTGTTGCACTCTTTTGTAGTGCCATAATCTTTTGCTGATAGTCGTACTGTCTCTTTAACTCATCATTAATATCCGCAAAATATTTCTTTGGGTCGGTCATAGCAAGGGTTAATTCAGCTTGTTGCTTTGAAGTCTTCCACTCATCAACCATCTTCTTTATTTCGCTAGAGCTCTTCTGTGAAGATATTGCGATTGCAAGGTCAGATTCTGCAACTAAGTCAATCGCTTCTGTAGTTTCAACTCCTGCGATTTTTAGCTTTAAAAATGCTGTTCTTTGAGCCTTTGCAGCCGTAATTGCATTTTGTGACTCTGCACTAAATCTTCCGAGAGCTCTTTCGTCAAAAGCCTTCTTTGCAGCATTTCCAAGTGTTGTAAGGGCGACTGCACCATTTTTAGCAACTCTTATTAGCTTATTCTGAACATTCTTTTCTAAGCTTCCTATCCAGTCAATAAATGCTGTGTTTGCGCCAAGCTTAGCTAACTGTTGGTCAAGCCCCTTAAAGATTGTTATATCTTTCTTTCCACCAAGAATACGAAGCAATTCTTTTGCTCCCTTTGTTACGTCAATGGTGCCATCTCTAGTGCGCTTTAGGTCATTAAGAATTTCATCATAAGTAGTGTCTCTGTCTTTAGCTCCACCGTTACCGTTACCGTTTGGTCCCATTACTGGTGTTAGATTTGGGCTTTCGGTTGTTATCTTTTGAGCTTTTCCTTCAGCATAGGTGTTTGCCCACCATTGTCTTGAATGCTTTTGACCTGCATATTGTGCTCCACCATATTTTCCAGTTTCACCCATCCATGTCTTAAAGTCATCGCTTTCTGTAATGATCTTTGGATCTTTAACATCTAAGATTTGTGCAATAGTTGTGGTGTATACGTGACGAGCATTTTGATCAAGATTATTAAAATAATCCTGGTTAAATGCTCCAAGAATTTTTGGAGGCAAGAATGTTTGAAGAACTTGAATATCAAGCTTTCCACTATTAGCCTGAACTGCCTCAATCTGCTTTTCTAGCTCTGCTGCAGCTTTAGGATTTTTTTGATAGTAAGAAACAAGCATTCCAACATCAAGGAATCCGCTACCAGCTGCAAGAGTTCCATAAAGATTCAACAGCTTGTCAACATCACCCTGTGTCTTTGCTGTTCTGATATCAACATAGAATTTAGCTGTTGCTTCTTCATTTGGGTTATTTAGTAGATCGGTAAAACCAGAAGCAATATCTGTTGCTTGTCCTGGTACTATGCCACCCCATTTAGTATCAATCTGGGCAACAATATTGAACATCTTAGTCTTTGTTCCCTTGTCAGCAAACATGTTATCAAAGGCAACAATTTGTGATGGTGTCATTGATCCATAATTCATCATCATTTGAATCTTGCCTTCAAGGGTACCGCTCATGTTTTTGCCTACATCGGTTGCTGCAGATACATATTGAGACTGAGTTGCATCATCCTTATACTTACGCTTTGTTGTTTCTTCAAGAGCTTTTCTTGTTTCTCTTCTGGTTAAGCCCACCGAGTTTGCATAAAAATCAACAGCAGACTGTCTTGTTCTTGCACCTTGTTGCTGTAATCTTAAGCTTTTTTCTGCAAGTTCTAGCTCAAGTCTTTTAACCTTTTCAATATCTCCGTCAAGCTTAGCTCTTTTAATTGCATCAGCGTATGATAGCTGTAGTGCTGCCTGCATCTGATTGCTTAAATCGCTTGCTGACTTATAGGCAGTTGTTGTTTGTGCAGCAAATCCTGCTACTCTTGCTGAAGCTTGTCCCATGTACTTGGCTGCTAAGACAGCTCCAGTACCAATACCTATGATTCCTCCCACAACAGACCCAATAGCGGCTCCTGGGGCTGCTCCAACGCCTCCAAACAGTGCTCCTACACCTGCACCTGCTGCAGCTCCTAGCTGAACTCCAGTTGATGCTGTACCCAAGATTGACAAACCAGTAAATAGGCCCTTGTCCATTCCTCCGCCAAGGACTCTATTATCTCCTATAGGAAGTTTTCCTCCCATAAGTCCAGCATCTCCTGTTGCCATCTTTGCCAGGTTTTGTGCTTTTGCAAGTTGATCTTCTACTAAGTTAACACGAAGATTAATTCCATTTGTTCCCAAAATATTTTTACCGTCTGGACCAAATAGGTTTGCAAGCTCTGCGTTTACCTGAAGTCCTACTTGTAGATTTCCAACTTCTCTTCCAATGCTAAGAGCAATACTTCTAGCTTGTGCTGTTGAAAAGACTCCAGAAGCCACGGCTGCAGATAGTTGTGTCTTTAATGTTTCTATTCCTTCTTTGGTTCCTTGCTTGCTGATGATTTCACGTAATCCTGCTGCAGTTGCCTTACCTTGCTCTGACTGAGCAAACATTTCTCCAAAGCTACTCTTGCCTTGTGCTACAGTAAGAGGACTAATTGCCTTACTCTTTTTGTAGTTTAATAATTCTGCTGCACTTACAGTTCCAGCAAACTCAGAAAGCTTCTTCATGTTTTCTGAAGTAGAACCTGTTGCATCTGCTAAATCCAGCATCTTATCTCTTGCCTTGCTTGCAGAAGAATTAATCCACATCTGTGCACCAACAAATGCAGCGACTGTAAGTCCAAGCATTCCTTGCCATTTAACTAATGCTGGAAGAAGCATCGCAACACCTTGCAAACCAAAAATAAATGGCATCATCTTTTGTGCCATCTCTCCAACAGATCCGCCAGCAAATGATGCAGCAATTGTTAAGCTGCTAAGTGCACCCATTCCAGCAGTTGCCTTTTCACTAAACTTAGTTAGTCCAGCTCTTGCTTTTGCTGAAACCTTGGCATCTTCTCTAGCCATTCTAAGTCGGTTTGCTTCTGCTTGCTTAGCTCTAGTCTGCTCTTGTTGCTTTAGTCTTGCCTCTGCTCTAAGTGCTGAAAGTCTTCTTTTTTCTTGTAGTTCAATCTGACGACGTAAAGAGTTTTGTTCTGCTCTAAACTGTCTATCCATATTTGAAACAGCTGTTGATGGAGGAGTTCCATCTAGTCCGCTAATAGCACCTCTAACTCTTACTCCTCTTGGAATAATAGATGCGCCTCTTGGAATGTTTGCAACTCTGTTGTCTGCTACGTTTCTGCTTGTTGTCTGCATTCCCGCAGGTTTTGGTTCTGTATTCTGTCCTGTTAGGGTTACTGGTCTCTTTCCCTTAGCAACAACCTTTTCTCCCTTAGCAACAGCCACAACCTCAGCAAGTGGCTTTGGTGTTGGACCAAGCTTAACGATTGTCTTTGCAATATCCTTATAGAATTCTGGAGTTCTAACCTTTGCTAATGCAAGTACACCCTTAGCCTGGAAAACCTTATCTATCTTAGCAATTCCAGCATTATTTGCAGCAACTTCAAGACCCGCAATTCTTGCTATCTTTGCAAGCTCACCTGGGTTAGTTGGATGCTTCTGAGACTGAGCAAATCTATAGTCATTTTTTAATTGCTTAATTTCTTGCTGGCTTAGACCTAAACCACCTTGAGATCTTGGAAGACCAATCTTTGGGTTATTGACAAGCTTACCAACAGCAGATCCACCAGCACGATTTAAATAGTTATTAAGTCCTGTGTGATCAGATATTGTATGTCCACTTTGCCATTTTGTAGCTGAATCCTTTGGCTTAAGGATGTGAGACTCATCCTTTGTCCCCATAAACTTTTTAATTTCTTGATCGTTAAGTCCAGACTTCTTCAGCTCAGTGTGAAGCTTAGCTCCTTCTTTGTCTGGGAACTGAGCATTAAGTTTTGCTCTAAGTGCTCTTACAGCAGCAGGAGCTCCTGTTCCAGGCTTACCAAGTCTTCCAAGATATCTATCAAGTGTTGATGGTGTTGTTGGTCTATTGGATGTACCACCCATCTTACTTTGTGTCTCTTTAAATGTGTACTTGATTTGCTGTTCAAGTTGCTTTGAGGTCATTACAGATAGTGGCTTACCATCTTTACCAAGATATGTATACATCTTTGTCTTATTATCATAAACAAGTCTAGAAGATAAATCCTTAAAGCCATTTCTATTTGACTCGTATGCTGCTTTCATTGCTGGGGTTGCAGAAGACTTTGGTCCATACTTAAGATCAAAGTATCTTTGAATAGCCTGTTGTTTTCTTGTTACTAGAGCAGACTTGCCATTACCCGCTGTTTGAGGCTTTCCTGCATATGTAATACCAGCCTCGTGCATTCCAATTCTTCCATTTACCATACCCTCAATAATTGGCTTAAAGTTAGGATCTTGAGCAACTGGAGCAGGAATAACAGCTTCTCCAGGAGATAGCAGTGATGGGACAATATCACCAGCACCCTTTGGTCCAGGGACACTTGTTGTTCCTGTTGCAAACTTTGTTGGTCTAGCTCCACCTGCACGAGGAGGAAGCATTGCTCCTGGGTTTGTTCTTGCGAACTTTCCTGCTGCAACAGTTGCCTCAACGTATGCATTTCTTAGTGCTCTAACTGCTGCTGCTTCAAACTCAAACTTTTGTGTTAGCTGTGAGTGTGCCTGATTAAGTGATGCTGCTACAGTTGCTGACTCAAGTTGTGCTGCATTTAAGTATGTAGTTTGTTCTGCAAGTATTTTGCTACTTCCACCAATTTTACTAAATCCCATACGCATTGCCAAGAAAAGCTTAATAATATTTGCAACACCGTTTGCTACCAAACCAAATGTCATCAATAGTATTGGACCAATAATTCCTACAAGAGCTCCAGCTGTGACAATAAACTTCTTAACACCATCATCTAGTCCGTTAAACTTTTCTAAAACTTTTCCGACAAACTTTACAATTGGTGTTACAGCTTCAAGGAAAGCTTTTCCAATTGGAACCATGGAAACCTTAAGGCTTTCTAGAGATGCTTTAAAGTTTGTTCCAACAGCATCTTTAACCTTTGCCATTTCTCGTTCGGACAAGATAGCAAGTTCTTCAACACTAGCATTTGTCAATCCAAGAACACGATTTGCCTGTGTTCCATCTTTAGTTATGTTCTGGAATAATGTTGATAATCTTGCAAACTGAAACTTGCCAAACATTTGCTCAATTGCTCTAGCACGATCAAGCGGTGCTAACTTGTCTAGTGCTTGTGCAAACCCTATTACTGTTGCTTTCAGGTTTCCTGCATTTCCTTCAACAATAGAGTTAATGTTAATCCCCATGTCGGCAAGCATTCCTGCTGCTTTTTTACTTGGGTTGATAAGAGAAGCTAATCCAGACTTAAGTGCGTTAGCACCTTCTGATGCATTGATTCCACCTTCCTTCATTGCTGTAAGGAAGAAAGCTAGGTCTTCTACGCTACCACCAAGTTGCTTAACAACTGGTCCTGCCTTTGGAATAGCTGTTGTAAGGTCTTCAATGTTTACTACAGTCTGGTTTTCAACTGCGTTAAGAAAGTTAATCTTATTTGCAAGTTGATCTGCAGAAATACCAAATGCATTAGTTAAAGAAATTGTTGTTTCTAGTGCCTTCTCTTGTTCAACGCTACCAAGAACTGCAAGCTTTGTTGCTTGTGCAACCTGAGCGGTAAGTTCTGCACCCATTTTACCCATTGCAGCAGCATCTGCTGCCATCTTCATGGTATCTTCCATCTTGACACCATACTGAATAAAGCTCTTTGCTAAGCCTTCTATATCCTTAAGTGCCTTATCAGTTTGATCTGATGTTGTAAACATTTCACCATAAACACGTTTAAATCTGATAGCTTGTGCTTCTAGTGCCATAAATGTTTTAGCTGCAGCAGCTCCAAAATATGCAAGAGGGATAGAGAAACCAACCATGAGCTGACGACCAGCCCACTGAGTATTCTTACCAAAGTTGAGTAAGTTAGTTGAACCTTGCTTTACAAGCTGATTAAATAAAGCTTGCTTTTGTGCTGCGATTGCTGCTTGAGTTCCAAAGTCTTTCATATTTAATGTCAGTGGTGTAACCGACATTGCCTTAGTTGCTCCTGCTGCATCACGACCCATCTTGATGTACTGGGTCTGCATCTTCTTTACACGGTCTTGAGCTACCTTGCCAATTGTGTCAAACTCTGATTTAAACATTCTTCCGAATGTCTTTGTTGATGCTCCAGCGTACCTGAAGTACTGGCCCATTGAAAGCTTATTATTTTCAAGAGCATGAGTAAAGGATTCTGTTGATGTTCTAACAAGGCCCATCTTGGCCGTGAACATACCTGTTGCATTGATTGAGTTTAATAAATTAGTTTGCAGGCTTCTTTGAGCTGCTGCTGTTTGTGCACTTCCTTGTGCAACAGATGAGTGAAAGGTAGCTAGTTGTCGCTGTAAGTTTTTAAGTCCCGCAAGTGCTTGGGTCGTATCAATATGTACGCCTATATTAGCATTTACGTCAGCCACAAACTAGCACCTCCCTCTTTTTAATTGTTTTTTTTAGTTATTTGCAAGCACTGTATTAAGTAGTGCATTTGCGTCTGTTAACTTAACTCCTGATGCTGCTTCAATAATGTCATAGACTGTTGGAAGATCAAGAATATCTTCCAAAGCATTTACATCCTTAGCTAGATCTGGATTGTACTGCTCCATAGCAATTTGTACGCATTCCATAAGGAGAGCCATTGACTTCTCGTTATCTTCTGCCACCTCTGCCACCTTTTCAAACTTAGTCATGAATGGTCGTAGTAATGAAATCTTGAGAGGTCTCACCTTGATTACTGTTCCATCCATGAGTGTAAGCTCTTTACTCTCATGTACTGTTGTTGCCATTTTTCCTCCTATATAGGCTACACTAATTATAGCATAAGAGAAGGGTCTCTTCCGTCTTCATAGTCCAGACCCATCCCAATACCAAACCCTAACTTTTGAGCATTTACTCCCTGCAAGGCAAGCACATCATCTGCATCAGATGTTGCGCCCTTACTAAATACTCTAGCTTTAAGGTCTTCCCATTCTTTCTGCCCACCCTTGCCAGTTTCGGCATCTAGGTCAACACCTTGGATAGCAGCAAGAAATTTCTTTTCTGTATAGTCCATCTCTCTACCTATCTCCAGGGTTGCTATTAACTCTGGCATAGATAAGGATAGTTCTAGTTCTTGATAATCTTTCCATATACCCAGCAAAAATACTTCTGACTCTAGCTTAGCAAGATCAAAATCTTCCCAGGTTGTATTACTTTCTAATGCTTGTGTTTTTACTGGTTGCTCTGAACCACTATTGACCTTAATTCCTGCAGCAAAATCAAGGACCTGATATATACCTGGCAAATCAAAGTTATCTTCTATATCTGACACTGATCTTGATATTGCTGGGTAATACTGCTTCATGCATATTCTGACACACTCAACCAAAACATCTATGGCTTCATCATCATTTTTTGTTAACTTAATTCTGTCAAAATTGGTCATAAATTCACGAAGATACTTAATCTTCAAAGGAATGATTTCTAGTTCTTCCCCGCCAAATAAAATAACTTTATTTATTGGATATATTGTTGTTGCCATAGTCTATCTATTCTAGCATAAAACAACAAAGCCCACCTCCGAAGAAGTGGGCCAAGTCGTATAATTTATTAAATTATGATGCTGGTGTCCAAGTACGATCTACGATCTTACCGTATGAACCAGATGTGTCCTCTGGGAGGAGACGGAATGAAACTTCAAACATTGAAGCCTCATCACGCTTAGCAGATACTGTAACATTCTCAATTGAGAGTGCACGGTACGCTGTGTAAACACGCTCTACATAAGCTGAGTCTACGCAATCTCCTGTTCCTGGACCTACTGCTACGATACCACGCTCAACTGGGCACTCGCCAATGTCTCCTGCAGAAAGGTCAAGTGCCTGTCCTGCTGAAGTTGACTTTGTTCCTGTAAGCTTTGAATCGCTGTAAGCCAAAGAAAGAAGAAGGTTTTCTAATGTTGCTTCAGCAAATGCTGTCTTAAGTGAGACCTGCATTCCCTGCTTGTAAAGCTTTGCAACGTCAAGAATCTGGTCAACCTTAACTTCACCGAAGTCAGGCTGGAACTGCAGTTCAAGACCATTCATTGTGTAACCAACGTTTGTATAGTCAGCATCGTTAGTAAGTGTGTCTCTGAAAGTCTTTGAAGACTCAAAAGCTGTAACTGAAGATGCGTCTAGTGTTGTATCTGCAACGAATACTGCTGCTGCACCAACGATAATGTTGGTTGATGTACCACGACTGTAATTAGCCATATTTTCACCTCTTTTTCCTAAATAGGGTTATTAAATTGTATTGGCGTTGTGTTTCCTCAAAGTACAGTATATCAGCTTTTTTAAGTGTATAATGTGCCCATGGTATGGTAGTCATACTCAATGATAAGCTTGCCACGGTAATTGAACTTAATTGAGCCAAGTTCAACCAAGTCCCTGGTTTCGTCAACCTGGAACACTCTAGAGCTATGGAAAAATACATTGTTATTGAGGTTGCCCAAGGAGGCTTTATTCTCTATAAGCCACTGGTTAATGTCCTGTCCAGATGAGTCTTGACGATCAAGAGCTTCAATGATAACTCTTGATATGTCTAGTCCAGCTGCCTCATCCAAGGCATGAATGGTATAAATCAGTTGTTCTCTCTTGTGTCTATAGAATGTGCTTGGCTTATAGCGAACCAGCCTGTCATAAGCAATTAAAAAGGTTCCGCCTTCTGGTATTGAAATCTCTTTAAAGAGGTCGTCAATGTTAGTTGACTGAATGGTTACTATAGGAGAACTCATACCACTGTTTGGGTTTGGGGTATATAGGCCATGAAGCTCTAACTGTGCTAAAACATACTTGTTTAACAGTAGTGGGGGAAACCCTGTTGTTTGTTTTACATCTGCCATATTATTCTACTCCTATTTGTGCATTTGCTATCCACTTGAATCCTACTGAAACTCCCGCCGAGGCTCCTGACTTAGATCCAGCATAGAAGTTTTTCTTGTACAGCTTTGGTTTTTTGATGTGTTCATATAATCCAGAAGCTCTTAAGAATGACTGTCTAAAGTAAATATTAAAAAACTCATCCGCAATCTTTTCAAAAGATCCTTGAACAAATTGTCCTCCTGGGGTGTCAACCTCTACTGAGTTTTTTGTAAACACTGTCTGCCCATCTATTTCAAATGCAAGAACATCAGATTTCTTTGGAGAAATTTTTACTGGAATTCCCTCTTCCATTATTTTTGCTTTATTGTAAAATGGAACATTTGATCCATTGGCAAGGCTAGATGACTGCTTAAAGCTTGACTTAAAAGATAGACCTATTCCGCTTACAGTATAGTTAAAGTCATACAGTCTTGCTGCTGGACTTCCTGTTTGGTACCACTCATAAATATGGTGTAATGCTTTTGGGTTTGACCTTGCTTCTGCATCTATGTATTCCTTTAGAACAACAAGAGTGCTTGCTCCTAAATTTTTTAACATAACAGATTTTCCTTTTTGAGCACCATCCAAAAACCCAATAGAATAGTTAGCTATATTGTTAAGCTTTTTCTGAAGATCTTTTACGTCTACTGTGACTTTCATTAATCACCAACTGTCTGGTTTTCAGATCTGCGCCACATCATTGAGTAGTATTCAATAGACTGAAGACCACCAATAAAAGGCTCAAGACTGGCAACCTCAAACATTGTACCTCTACCGCTTCTTGGGCCAGCCGTTTCTCTATAAACTAAATTGTCTCCTGGAAATCTTATATTTGTTACAAGTATATTTGTTAGTGCATGGTTTTCATTTTTTGAGGATGTTCTAATATCTTCTCTAGATCTAGCAATTAGCTTGCCATCTTGTTGTAAAAATACAGCTGGGCTAATTTCTTCTTGTGTTTTTTTTGCAATTGGCTGAGCATTACAAGCTATTGTTCTATCAAATATCCACTCTTTTGTAGGCTTACCATAGTCATTTTGTGTAATAATTGCATAATACACATCAGCTAACAATGGATTCATAAAGTCTGTAGACCCACAAGCAACCATTACAACATCCCAGGTGTACGTAAGTTTGTCATATACTTATCAAGAATAATGTCAACTAAAATATTTCCTGTCCCAAAGAACTTTGATGAATCATATTTTAATCTAAAATGGTCTGTTTGATACTCAGTAATGTATGCCTTATAGTGATCCATCTTTCCACACTTTAAGTCATCAATCAGCATATTCATTGCATCACGAACATCGCTTGGTATAACCTTGTACCCTGCCTCATAGACAAACACATAATCAAACCCCTCTGGGAATGCTACTGCTGGATTTCTTGTATTTGTCCACATATTGTCAAAGTTTTCATATGGAGCATATGCATAAAATGAATCTGATCCAGCATCTCTATACTTTAGAGGCTTTCGTTCTGATCTATTTTTTGGTTCATACTGTGATGAGTCTGATGGTACTTTTACTAATGCAGTTCTATCTTTTGTAATTACATAGTTAAATCCAGCAAGTGCTGATGGTGATTGCTTAGAGTCAAAAACCAGAACTCCATTTTCATACACTTCATCAATCTTATAAATTGTTTCCCATACTGGCATATAGTCAGTACCTTGGCCTACTACCTCAAGAACCTTTTTCTCAAACGTAAAACCACGACTAATCAAAGAGTCAATAATCGCTCTTGCAATTCTTTCGTTATACTGTGCTTGTGCAATTTCTGTTGCTGTAGTTCCAAGTGTTCGTGGGTCAACATATGGTCTAATAATGCTGAGAATATCTTGAACTAAAATATGCTCTTCTGCCTCATTGGTAATTTCATAGATGGCGACAGAATAATCATGGTCGTAGGTAACAAAATCACCTGTTAGCAAAAATGTAATCTGAGAGTTTTCATCAGATACTAATATTTCGGATGCCTCAATAGTCTTTGGTGCATTCTCAATTGTAAACAGATATTCTGTATCGGGCAAAGGAACATCATATTTTACTTCAATTGGAAATGGTGGGAGTCTAAGAATGATCATAATTATTTACCGTAGTGTTTTGCCACTTCTTGTGGTGTCGCTATGCGAACCTTGCTGTGGGTAAGCCACTTTTCGGAAACCTCCTTGGTTACTATGTTATAGCCTTTTACGACTTCTCCAACACCGTTCCAGAATATATTGCGCTCTGAGAATAGTGCTACTTTTTCTACCTTTGGCTTTTCCTCTTGTACTATGAATGTTGGCTCTAGTGGTATCCAACCTTCAATAATACTAAGCATTTCAGCCTTTTTTGTTGCCCCCACTAAATCAATGTTATTCTTTTTAGCAAAAGACTTTATTTCCATAACTGTCTTTTTTGATAAATCATCTTCAATAAACATTAATTCCTCCTAAGTCATTATACCAGAATTAGCGTCGTCTTCCTCTACCAAAATTATTTTGAGATGGAAGCCTAATTCCGTTCGGTGTTCCAGATGGATTAACAGCATTCGGACCAGATGTATCCCCCATGTTTGCTTGCCCCATAGTGCCCATTGTATTGGCCTGTAAGCCCCCTGGACCCATGATTATGACTCCTGGGTTACCCAATGTCACAATAGCCCCTTCAGCGACGTGTGTATGGTTTTCTGATGTTCCTGGATATGACATATTATTCTCCTTATAAAAGACTGAAGGGAACGGCTTTTACACCGTTCCCCAAGTCAATCGTTTTAGCGATTATGAGTTGTTTGCTGCTGTTGCGAATGCGACTGCATCAAGCTCTTCCCATTGGATACCAAAGCGGACGAATACTGTGTACTCAATTGTGTCCTTCTTTGGCTGGTAGAAACGGTTTACAGTGATATCACGCTGGAATCCCCATACACGGTTCTGTGGGAATGTAAGATCTACATATCCTGCAGGGTAGTAAGGAACTTCCTGAACCTCAACACCGAGAACACGTGTTGTACGTGCTCCACCAAATGTCTGAGCGTTTCCATCATAGTATGACTGACGCATAGCCTCTGTACCACCAAGACGTGGAGTAAATGCTTCTGCAATTGCATCTGCAAGTGTTCCGTTGTTCTTGACAATACCCTGGAATGCATCTGTACCAGCATAGAACTTAAGGTTGTTCTTGATTGCACGGTACTTACGTGGCATAGCAAGGATGATATCCTGAAGTACTGGTGTTGTCCAGTTGTTATTCTCAACTGTTACGAGAGACTCGTGTGAATCTCCACCCTGTACCTTTGAAACGAATCCTTCCATGATTGAAAGGAAGTCGCCTGTTGAACCGTCACCGTTGATCGCAAGATCTTCAATGTCGTTAGCAAAAGCTGTTGTCATCAAACGTACGAGATGGTCTTCAAGAGCTCCACCTTCTACGTTATCTTCAAGAGCTTCTGTTGAAACTTCCCAGTCAAGACGAATCTTCTTAGTAGTCAATTCAACCTTAGAGAAAGTTGCGCCTGCATTTGTAAATGTAGGGTCTGCCTGTGCTGCTGCACGAATTACACGCTCACCAACGTTAACCTTTTCAAGTTCCATTGTGTTAGCTCGCATTGTAACTCTACGTCCATCCTTAGCGAGAACTGTAGCATCCCACACATAATCAATGAAGCGACGAGCTTGTTCAGGCAATAGGATACCACCAGGTGTACCAACTGGATTTACTCCGAGTTGTGCATCACCGTAGTTTGCACCATCAATGTTACCCATGACACCAACACGACCATTAACAATGGCTGCTGCGTCTGCGGTAGAACCAGATGCTACTGCGCCTTCACCTGTATGGGTGTGGCCTTGTGTTGTACCTGGATAGTTTTTTACGATATCTTCTGACATATTGTTCACCTCCTAGTGATTTTTATGTTAGTTGTATAGGTCGGAGAATTTGAGGAAACGTCCGCCCCATAGGGATTTTTGAACTGGGGTTGAGTCCAATTCCTGCACGATCTCGCCTAGATCGCCAGACTTGCGGAAAGCTGTGTCCTTTTCTACGGAATCAACTCGCTTTCCAATTTCATTAAAAGTACCCTTGATCTGATTTACATCAGTTGTTGTGGCATCAAGAGACTTCTTCATATTAGCAACTTCATCACTAAGTGACTTAATTGTTGCTGTTAGATCGCCAAAGGCATTAGTAACAGACTCCTTGATTTCTGCAATTGCACTTGCAATTACTTCGTCAGCCTTTGCAGCTTCTTCTGCTGCTGGTGCTTCTGGAGCCTGAATCGCATCTTCTGGTGAAGATGTAGCACTATCTTCTGCAACTGCATCAGACTTTTCAGCTTCAGCAACTGGTGCTTCTGCTTCAACTACTGCTTCAGGTGCTTCTGTTGGTTGTGCCTCTGGAGTGACCTCTACAGATACTGCTTCTGCTTCTGCAACTGGTGCTTCAACTACTGCTGTTGTATCTTCTGACATAGGGTTTACCTCCTTTGTAATCTTAGATGTATTAATGCCTTTAGCACTATCAACTAAGAACTTTATCATATTTGCTTTATCTGAGTCATTCTTTTCTACAAAACCAATGTTCTTCATTTCGTTGCCACTTACTGGGCTAACATATGTTTCTTCATCAGAGGTTAGAACGATGCCTGTCTCTTCGTCATAGAAAACATTTTCTACAACAACATCTGCAAACTCTCCCTTAATTACATCAACGCCATCAACTTTTTCAACTGACATGATGCTAGCAAACTGATTTGCTGGAGAATCTACTAAAGACAATTCTACCAGATCATAGTCCTTAATGATGCGGATTGTCTTATCAAGTTCTTCATTGTATGCGTCATCCCACTTATTCATTCTGCCGCCGATAGAAAAACCAGTGTATGTTCCGTCTAAAACCTTTTCCCATGCATCCTGTGCACCCTTGGAAATATATGTAGATACGTAGACACCCTTATAGAACTTTTTTGTTGCTGGATCAAAATACTTTTCTTCTTTAAAGTTAAGCATCTTGCCAACTGCTGATGGCTGATGCATTTCTCTAATGTTCCCACGGAACTTTGCAAAAGCACTCATAGACGCTTCTGTTGTTACAATGTCATACTGCTTGTCAACATTGTCAAGTGAGGCAAACCCAGAGACAATTCTCTTCTCTGTATCTACTTTGCCAAAAGGCATTGAGAGGCGAACATTGTCGCCATCAGTGGTCCAAAAAGCTTTATTTATGTTCATATCGTATCTATTATACCAAACCTTTTATAACGTTTCTTAATTATTGAGACGCTCTGCCTTCGCCCTTGGGATTTCTTCCAGATACAGTTGCAGTGCCGTCTGACTGGTTGTTCAATCTTTCTCCATCACGAGAACGATTTCCGTTTGCCCTGGCATCTGCTGCCTGTCTTGGACTTAGCTCAAGAGGTTCATCTCCATGCTCTGCCTGTGGCAGATCAAGAATCTCACGAGCTTCGTTAGGAAGCATAATCTGATTCTTAACATAACGCTCAAGAATCTGTGACTGAGCAATTTCATCTGTCAGTGTGAGCTCATTGAACTTAAACTGAAGAATGTCTGTTTTTTCTTTGATGAGCTTGCCAATAACCTTTTCAAGATGCTGTTGCTCTGGGCGAGAAACTTGCTCCTTGAATGTACGGTCTTGTGAAAGAGCTGCTGCAATTGCTCCAGAGTCTGCCCCTCCAAGCTTTGATATTGGCACTTGATGTGCAATTAAAATGTCATCACGGTTTTGCTTGCGATACTCCTTAAACGAACCATCTTGAATTCCATTTTCAATTGGCTTCATGTCAAACTCAACCTTAGAATGATCATTATCTCCAGGCAAAGGAATATAAAGGGTTCTATGAGACTGAGACTTAAGACCAGTCTGCAAGAACCTAAACATCTTATCTTCAGCATCTGCAGATAGCTTTGCACCCTTTAATGTGATTACATATCTTGGTACCGCTTTATTTTCAAAATAGTCAATATTGTACTGTGAAGCAAGCTGGTCACCAATCAAAGACGGCAAAGCTGCAACAATATCTGGCACACCGTAGTAAGTGTTTAAAGGTGAGTAGTCCTTAAAATGAATAATCTCATTTGGACGAGAATCTGCTGTTAAAGGATTCTGGTTTGTAGCACCAAAGTTACGGAAGTAAACAACTTTTGGACCAATGATTTGAACAAATCCATCACGGATACGACGAACACGAACTGTTGTAGAAGGAATATGTCCCACATACCCAATCTCACCAGCAACAGTTCTACCAACTTCCATATACCCATTTCCAGTTGCCTGTAAGTCTGTATAGATCTTCTCCATTGTACGTGTAAAACTATCATCATCGTTTAATGACTCTAACCAGTCACGCAATTCAAGCTTTGCTTTTTCAATGCGCTTACGAGCACGATCTGTTGCTGCCTTATCTGTATTGGTTTCAAGACTAAGCATTGTTCTATCTGTAACATCAAAGCGGTATCCAAGACCAACAACATTTTCTACCTTAGCATCAATAGCAGCATGGTTTGCAAAAGATGTGTCATAAAAGTTTGCTAATTCATATAAATTGTATGGTGGTGTGATTACATCAAAGAGTCCATATCCATTGCGATAAACCAAACCAGGGTTAATTGCCTTTGATCCAGAATCTTTAAGTCCCTTTGGATCAGCATTTGCAGAATCAAGATATTGTGGACTAAGAAGATTAATGTTTGCATTGGTAGCAAGGTACCCCTCTTGGGTCATTGCCTTATTTACTTGCCTTGTAACACGACGCTTAAAGTTTTCCTCAATACCGCCAAGAGCTTTAAGTTCGTCCCAAGATTTATTAAATGGGTCGCTATTCTTAAACTGACTTTCTTGCTTTTCTGCTGTACTAAGTCTTGCCTCTAGGTAGTCGCTATTACTCATCAAACATATCCTTACCCGCCTTATTCAGCGTCTGTTGGGCTGCATGCCATGCACCAAGGTCATTCATTGAAGGAATAAGACCAGACTTCATGCGATCCATCTGCTCTGTATATTCTTCATCGGTGATTCGTGTCAAACCAGGAACAAAGACTGCTTCTCCGTCGCCTTCATCTCCATAATGCTTTGCTGCAGCTTTAAGTTCTGCTATTTTTGTTATATCATTACGCATTGATTCAATATTAAGGACGTTGCCTTCTCCATCTGTAAACCACTTGCCATTTGACTTCTTGTACACGTATAGTCCCCAGTTATATTTCTTTTCAATAACTTGTCTACGTACATTTTTGACGATTGGTTCGCCAGTTTCAGGGTTAATTAAGGAATCCATAGCTATTAGTATACCATATATCAATCAAGAATGCATCAAGCCCTACCAGATTTTCTCCAGTAGGGCCTGATATTGTACCTGTTGTGTTTAGTACAGCTTGATCTCACATGCATCGGTTGAGCAATAAGCTTCACCCTCTGCCTCAAGATTTTCTACACCATCATAAATAGCAGACCAGTCAATCTTACCAATCTTGCCTACATATGCGTTGTATTCTTCTCTTGTGATTTCTGTGTATGGCTGCTGAGGATAAGTCTTATTCCCCATTGGAAGGAATGAAACTGCCTTCAACTGTCCCTCGTACATATTAAGTGCTGGAGCGACAAACTTCTTCTCTTCATCCTTATCAAATGATAATGTCACGGAAACACCATTATCTGACCAGTACTTCTGAGCAGTTGCTGCCAAACCAATCTTCTCAAATAGGCTTACCTGCTTCTCAGAACGCTTATGTCCTGATGCCACTGGGAAATAGACTACTGAAGTATTTGCTGATACTAGGTCAGATTCAATCTTGTACCCTGCTGCCTTGAACAAGTGGAGCATTGGATCCTGATTGCCAAAGCGAATAGCACGAAGGTAGAATTCTCCACCAGGCCCCCAGTGAACTCCAGGAGTTGCTCCAGAAAGAAGTGAAACTGATCCTGATGGTTTAACTGTTGTTACACGAACTGACTCACGAACGCATAGCCACTCTGAATACTGATGGTCATACTTACGGATTGTATTATATCCTTCATCCATCCACTCACGAGTTGTTGGAAGACCGTGCTCATCAGCAAATGCTGCAATACCTGTAAGAGATGTTCCAATGCGACGGTTTCTCTGCATGATACCGTTTGTCTGCTGCCAGTGTGTTGGCATAAGAGTTACAGTCTTTCCATAGAGGTAAGCAAACTTCAATGTCTTGAGGAAGTCTTCCTTTGACTCATGTCGGTTTAGGTGAACCTCTACAAGAGTACAAAGTTCATATGACTCTAGTGGCTGCTCTGCACAAGGGTTGAACCCCATAATGCGAGTATCCTTGTAGTCTGGAGCATCTGCAAGACGACCATAGTTACGAGCAACATCAAGCCAGATAAAACCTGGTTCTCCGTTGTCTGCAATTAAATCTACATAATCTTCATACTTAGTCCCAACTTCAGCAGCGATTGAGTTATTACTCATCCATGCCCAGCCTGGCTTTTCTGGATCATATGAATTTCTTTCTGGGAAGACTTCAGGATTCTTAAGGTTAATAAAGCCTTCATCCTCTGGTGTTCCCAAAGCAAGTGTTGCAGAACGACGAACATTTCCTGAAACAACACATGTTCCAATAAGGTTAATAATATCTACAATTGCACGGCTATCAAGATGTTCTCCAGCTCTAGACCCGATTACATTACGGATGCGTGTGTGTAGATCAATAAGTGGTGCTGGACCGCTAGCAACGCCTCCAAAGCCCTTAATGGGTGCTCCTAGAGGACGGATAAGATCGTAGTTAAACTCTTGAACTGGTTGGTTTTGACGAAGGAATGAGTTAATCAAAAGACGAACTGATTCTACCCATCCTTCACGAGTATCAGGGATATCGTAGATTGATGCTGGCTCTGTTGGAGCATAGATTGGCATCTGCTTGTCTTGTCCAAGAGTATCAAACCCTACACCAATACCCAACATTAATGCATCCATTACCCAAGCAAAAAGAGCACCTGGATCATTGCGATCAATGTCTCTTGTTGAAACCATTGCACAGTTTTGAAGAGAAGCAGAGTTACGCTTTTCCATAGTCATTGGGGTACCAAATGCCCATAGGCCACGTCCTGGAGGTGTCCACTTTAGCTCAAACATTCTTTGAAATGCTTCCTGAGCAGACTTCTGAGCCTTGTTATCATTCCAAGGTAGGCGATTATCCTTAGCGTGGTTCTTCTGCACTGAGTACATACCCTCAATTACACGACGGCACACCTCATACCATCGTTCTTTTGTTCCATCCTCCTTGACACGGGAGTAAGTACGAATAAAGGTAATCTCTCCCAAAGAGTTAGACCCAGCATCCGAGAAGCCAAATGGTGCTGCTGTTGTTGAGTACTTATGGATAAAGTCCTCTGATAGACGAAACGAAAAAACGCTTTCTGACATTTATATACCTTTCAAAGTAATTTTATATGAGTACTTCGCAATTTCCGAAGTAGTCCTTAAGTATAGCACCATTCTCAAACAAAAACAAGCGTAAATAAAAAGGCTATACCTTATCTTTAGGTATAGCACTTTTGTATATTAAAAGTAGTCTTAGATATTAAGATTTTGGCAATCCGTCATCGGTTATGCCATCTTTAAGGTTTGACTTAACCTGTTCCCACTTATGCAAAGGACAAGAAGCATTGGGAAGCTTAACCTTTAGATTCATAATACATCCACACTCTTTGCATTGGTGAGTAGAAGAAATATACTTTGGACACTGTTTGCAAATATCTAGTCTTTTTTCGGCAATCTCCCCCTCAACACGACCTATGCTTTTATTCAAAAGGTCCCAAGGTCTAGCTGGTCTATTCTGTTCACTCATTTGGCTTATCCTTTATTCTTTTCTGATGATTTTTATATGGTTTCTGGTTTATGTGAATGCCCTTGAAATATCTTCTACCTGAATCATTTACTTTTCCAATATCCCCACCTTCTCTTTCTGGGTTTTGTCTTTCCCACTGAAGGTTTTCAGCACTCATTCTTTCATTATACAACAATTCTTCAGGAAAAAGCTTTTTTGCTGGAACAAGCTCAAAGTTTTCAACATAGAATCTTGGGATTGGAATAAATCCAGAAAGCCAATCACCCTTTTTGATCTTAATAATTTTATTTGGGGTTGTAACCCTAACGTTAAACGTAAAAGATCTTCTTAGATTATCTGACTCAACAACACCATTCATAAAGTGTAGGCCATCTATATAATGGTTAGGTGGCTGAGTTACAAGAATATTTACGTTGGGAGGAGTCTTAAGAATAAATTTATTTTCAATACTTAAAACACCATTTCTAAAGTTATTCAGATAAGATTGAATTGACTGTAGATTGTTAAACCCTTCAGACTTTACCTCAACTGGATTTTCTGTTCCGTCCCAGAATAACTCTGCGTCGTGTTGTGCCTTAACTACAAAGCCATACTGGTTTGCAATTGTTAATGGCAAGCACATAGAAAATGCAATATGATTAAACCAATCACGATTAGGTTGACCAACTAATGTTTCAACAACATCGTCTATATTGTATCCTTGTTCAGAATAGTTATACCAAGCAATAGTATTATCTGGAACTTCATACCCTGGATCATTGATGTATGGCTTATTTTCTTTTTCAACAAACCTATTTTTTAATGAAGATTTATATTCTTCCCAAAGTGATTTATTGGACATTAGCTATAAAGCTTTCTCTTCCAAAACTTTCTCTTGTACTTTGAAAAAGGTGGATCTGACCACTTCCAGAACTCCTTGTATGCGTAAGATTCTTCTTCATCTCCAAAATCAGACTTCCAGTCATCTCTCTTAATTGGAATAGCTTGAACAATTGGTGTTCCTGCAGGGATCAATCCGCTAAAACCCTTTTTGATAAAGAATGGAAATTGTACAGAAAGAGGAAACTCATCTGTATCAACGACTGCACTTAAGGATGTGAATGGCAAATCTGCACGATTTAAGGGATGAACAAAAAGTGTACTATACCCTTTTGGAGTTTGCAAGAAAAACTTATTGATCCACTTGTATGGGTGTGGCTCTACATCATCTCCATAGTGCCAACCATCAAGCTGAAAGTCTGCATGGTAGGTGACAACTTCTGAAACACCATTATCTGTAAATCTTTTTAGCTCTGCGTCGTAGTATACATCAGCTGATGTTTTAAAAACATACCCCGTTGTTAATGCATCTAATACAGGAACACATTTTTTTATTGTCATATTATTATTAACAATAGGAGGAATATCCTTAAACCACTGAGGAATTTGTTTTACAGATGGCTCAGGCTTTACCCAATCAATTGAAACATCTTCTGATCTAAATTTAATTTTCTTCATGATTATGTTCAAACTCACCCTTCTCAGAGCTATATTTAACTCCAATCCCTGGCTTCATTTCTAGGTCTGTTATGTCCACAAAAGTAGGATCACTTAAAAGCATTGCTGCAAGCTTTGTCTCTGTTCTAATAACATCTTGCACCTCATCGTCAAGAACAATAGCAATACTGTAAATCTTAACATCAGAGTGCATGCTTTTTGGTTCTTTTACTGAATCAACAGTAGGGCTAGACTTTTGTATCTTTTTCTTTTTATTAAACATTATTTAAACTCTTTTCTCGTCCAAAGCTTTTTCTTGTAGCTTCCCTCTTTTGTTCTGAGGTGTTTTGCAATCTTTTCACGTCTTTCATCATTAAAGATTCCGCCCCTCTCAACAAACATTTGCCACTTATCTCTCTTGAATGGATAAATTTGTGCAAATGGAGTTCCTGCTGGAATAACACCTTCAAAGTCACTCTTTAGGAAGAATGGAATATTTCCACCTAAAGTAAACTTATCACTATCCATAATAGCACTTAAAGTCATAAATGGCAAGTCGTGCCTATTAAATGGGTGCGTAACAAATGTACTGTATCCTCTTGGTGTTTTCCAGGACCAGTAGGTATACCAAGTAAACCCTGTCTTTTGAAAACCAACTGGCCGTGGGATTGTTGGTCCAAGTTGTGGTGGACGCTGCCCAACAAAAGGCATAACATCGTCTTCTTCTATGTTTGGAGCATTAAATTTTATCTCTGTTTCTCCATTTTCATTTTTAATAACATAAATATCAAATGGAGTTAAAAGAGTATATCCAGTCATCATGATTTCCATAAATGGGATGCAGGCTTTCATCCCAGCATTATCTTCATGTTCACTATGCTTAGGGTGTAGTGGTGACTCAAATGTTAACTCCCCGTCTTTCCACCACTGAGGTAATTCTGTTCTAATTGGACGAGGCGTTGTTTCTTCTATAACCTTTGACCAAGGAATAAATTTGATAAGCTTCATGGCTTTATGCCTTTGCTTCTTCTATTGTCATTCCTGGTACTGTTGTTGGCTTGCATTTAATAATCTCAGGATTGAGGTCATAAAGGCTTCCCAGTAATTCATCAACAGTAACTGTAATCTGAACTACTCCGTCAATACATAGAGCATATACATGTGCGTCTGGATCTACATGATACTGAACGTGCTCTTTTTCTGTTACAATCTCCCACTTTTTTGTCATTTTTTTTGCTCTTTCTATTGTATTGTAATCTCGTCTGTAGATAATGACTGATTATAAGCACTATCTGATGCAATTATACCATAATTGGTCACAATTGTAACTCCAGTGGCGTTGTGAACTAGGTCGCTACCAATTTGTGTTACAGCGGATGTATCAGAAAATGCCTTTGCCGTAACTGTAGCTGTTCCATTTGTTTTATTTGAGTTTGTAATTGCAACCTTGATTGCTCTAATGGCTGAAAAAGATGTTATAGAATCAAGAGTTACAGATGCAATTTCGCTAAGTGTGTTTGATGCATACTTATATAACTTAAGATATCTTGGGTATGTATTTGCATAAGATGCACAGCTTCCTCCAGTACCTACACAAGGGTTTGTATATCCGCATGGGTTATATGGGTTTGTAGCTCCACAAGGATTATATGGGTTTGTAGATGCACAAGGGTTATATGGGTTTGTGTATGCACAAGGGTTATATGGATTATAATATCCACCTGAGCAACAAGAGTTATAATATGAGTAACTGTATGATGGATTTGTATAGCTGTATGTATATCCATACTTACAACTTCCGCCTGGATTATACATAGAACATGTATAGGATGATGCTGGGTTTCCAGAAACTGGAACTGTGGTTGAACATCCAGAACAAGGAACAGCGTTTCCTCCAGAACCTACGCAGTTACCGCTGGCCCCATTGCAGTTTCCTCCTGTACCAATACATCCACCACCTGTACCAACACAGGTTCCTCCAGAGCCACATGGGTTATAAGGGTTGTAAGAACTACAGGCTCCACATCCAGAACATGTCTCTTGCTTTGAAACAACAGACCACCAGGTGCCAGAATCAGAAACCCAAAGTGCAGCACCTGTTCCAACTCCTGGGTCCTTTAATGTGATTGTTACGTTCTGATTTGTCATCTGAACTGTACGAATTGGATAGTTAGTATCTGCAGCTGTTGCTGTTCCTGCAGATGCTGACCAAGATCCTCTTACTGTTTTCCACCCTGAAGCAAAACCAGAGCCGAAGCTATCAGAGAACGATAGAAATGATTTCAATCTAGAAACTGTTACTTGCGTTTTTCTGGTTTTCTTTGCCATTATGCTGCTGTGTCTCCCACTACTATCCATGAGTTAGCTGCAATTTTTTCCAAAACAATTTCGCTGTACTGTACACGAGACTTGAATTGGCTATCTGTTGCAACTACTGTAGTTGTTGCTGGTGTAGCTGCTGCTACTGTAATCTGTCCTGTTCCCATTTGGCGAATATTTACATATGTACCAATTGGCCAGTCATCGGACGCATCTGTTGGGATGCTTACTGATACTGCTGAATTGCTTGTGCAATGTACTGTTTTAAACATGTGCGTTGACTGAGCAACCGTTAATGATGTACCGCTGACAGAAACATAAGCAACCTTGTTGTCTTCTTGAACATAAGCGGTTGTAGCAACCTGTGTTGTGTTTGTAAGTGCTGCAGCTGTTGGAGCTGTTGGAGTTCCAGTTAGTGCTGGAGACTCTAGAGGAGCCTTATCATCTAGCTGTGTCTGAATTGCTGAGGTAACACCATTTAGGTAACCAAACTCAGTATTAGAAACATCTCCTACTGTAATTGATGAGGCAGTAAGTCCACCTACGCTAATGTCATCAAGTGATCCTTGTCCAAAGTTGACTGTGGATGTTGGTTCATCAGTTACGCCCTTGAAGAGTTTCCAAGTTCCTGCTGATGCATCACGAACAAGACCTACGTGCTGGTAAGTGCCGTCGTTCATTGCTCCAACAAATCCAATGTCATTGATATTTGCTGTATTTCCTTCAGCAAGATAAATCATTGGATCTTCAAGTGTTAGGTCAGTCTGATTAATCTGTGTTGCTGTACCGCTAAAGGTTAAAGCTCCACCAATTTCAAGATCGTCAACAGTTACTGTTCCTGTGAATGTTCCTCCATCAAGAACGGCATCTACTGCATTATCAACATATCCCTTTGTAGCAACTTCATTTCCTGCAACTGATGAGTCATTTATGTATACTTCATAACCAGGGTTTACATAGAGCATCATGTCTCCATCTATTGCTCCAAGCCCTAAACCAGACCCACCTTGAATCTGGAGAGATACTCCTGTATTTGAAGCAATGTTCATTGATCCGTCAAGGAATCCGTAATCTTGCACTACTCCAGCGGTTCCAACAGCAAACTTGCCAACTGCAGTTATATCGTTAGCAGAAAAATTACCTGAACTGTCACGCTTTACTACCTTATTAGCAGTGTTTGCTGAAACAGCATCTGCTGATGCAAGTTTAGCCTCTATCTGTGTCTGAATCGCTGAGGTAACACCCTCAAGATAGCCAATTTCAGTATCTGTAACGTTTCCAACTCTCTTCTGAATAACACTTGTTCCCCACTTAATGTCTTTTCCAGAACCTGGGGTGAGGACTATGTTATCGTTAGAGCTTATTGTGAAGTCACCTGTATTATTTAGTGTGATATCTCCAGTAAATGTTGGAGAATCGCTTTGTGCTTTTGCATCAATCTGTGTTTGAATTGCAGAAGTGACACCATCAAGATATCCAATTTCTACCGAAGATACTCCAGACACAACATCTTGTTTTGTACTTAGATCAATGTTACCTACTGCTGTGTCTACATATGTTGTTGTTGCAAGAGCTGTCATGTCTGCAACTCCATGAACGTTTGTAGTCTCTGATGCATGTGTTGATAAATCTGAAGATGTTGCAACAGTAGTTCCACTAAGCTTTAATGATGGAACATCAATTGATCCTCCAGTAATTGTGGAACCGTCAATTGTTGCAGTCTCTATTGTTGCAGACAATAATGTTTTGTTTTGTAGTGACTCTGTTCCAGAAATTGTAGCAATATTGGCATCTGTTACAGATGTGTTTAATTCTGATAAAGTCATTGTTACTGAGTTATTGGCAAAATCAATACCCTTATTTGTAAGGGTCTGAGCATCACTAAGGGTTGCAACTGTGTCATCAATACCAATTACGCCAGGAGCTGTCTCCCAGAGTCCTGTACCAGCAACTACTGTCTTTCCAGCATTAAATGGTGCGTAGGTAACTTCTGTTGTTCCTACTGTGATTGCTCCAGATGTTGAGTTTACGAATCCGTACCCTGCATTTACATCTCCAGAAATAACTAGATTAAAGTCTCCAGCTTTGAACTCTCCAGCTGGTGAGTTATCTGCATCTGATGCACGAACAAGCTCCCAGTTAACCAGGGGTGATCCTACTACGGAAACAACATATACACCATTTTGCTTAGCATCTGTTTGATCCTTGACAAGGACTCTATCATCTGCTAAAAGTGTTACTCCATCAATGACAAGCCCTGCCATTGTTCCTGAGTTAGTAAGTGTTGCACCAACTCCGCTTGTTCCGTTTGAGTATGATGCTGTAAGGGCTTCAACTGTGGCTGCTTTTACTGCCTCGTGAAAATTAATTCCTGAAACTACATTGTCAACGTAAAGCTTTGTTGCTGCTTCAAGGTCTGCTGTTGGTGCCTGAGATAGTGTAAGTGTTCCCGTAATTTCAACGTCATGGGATAGAGCAATGGTAATTGTGTCAGCTCCATCATTGTATTCCTTGGAGATACCGTTTCCTGCTGTTATTGCTGATGCTACTGCATCCTGAGAAATTTCATCAATGTTTGGAATCTGTGAAGATAAAAGCTTTCCTGATCCATCAAGTGTTGCAACTCCAAGTGGCTGAGCAAGATCTGATGTTGGTACAAACCCATCAAGGCTGCCTCCGATAGATGCCTCATCAAGGAAGTACTGAAGATCAACCCAGTGGTTAACGCCGTCACCAATCTTAAACTTGTTAGTATCTGATTCGTATCCAACTTCACCAGCTGCTAGAATTGGACCATTTCCATTGTTAGTAGAGATCCACTGTGCTGCGGTTCCTCTACGCTGTTGCATTCTTGTTGACATTTATACTCCTTCAGGGTTGGTTACATTATATCAGATTATTAATTATATGGATCTGTTGGGTTTCCGCCATCAAATACCAAATCTGGGTCTGTCGTGCTATAGAACTCTCCGTCAATTGTTACTACTTGGAGAGTGTCGTAGTATCCAGCATCCTGGAATATTGTTGTGATTAATCCATTACCACCAATAGATGTATCATGGATATGCTGGTGAAGATTGGCTGTATCTTCAAATGTAGCGATCATTATCCAGGAAGATGTGTCAGAAGAATAGATGGATAGGTGACGAGAAACTGTATCAAAATACATTTGCCCATCAACTGGATTTGCTGGAGCTTCTATCTCTGTTGATACAACAACTGTTCCTGTATGATTATCAACATATTCTTTTGTTGCTGCATGTGCTGCTTCTGTAGGAGTTCCTACTACAACTGAGCCACCAAAACTTCCCCCAAGGGCAACAACTAAGCCATTCTTGACTTTAAAATCTTTTTCTACTGTTGCCATTTATCTCTCCTATTTGTTAATTTTATTGTGGGGGATTTTGAAAGGATCCCCCGAACCTTTAGTTAATTA